GTTTGCAGTAAATGTCGGACTATCATAAATCCTTTTGCCTTCTAAATACTTTCTAAATGTTACAGCCCCTGTTAAAGCTAATTCCGTAGGCCTATAAATATACCACTGCCCCTCACTTTGAATCATTACCGCAGTAAATTCCTCTAAAATAGACTTTAACACCTCCTCACAATTCATTGGAGTAAATAAATCATCTTTTAAAAATCGTTCTGCATTTACATAAGCCTGAGCCAATGGATCAAATGCATTGCCTTGAGTCATCGTTACATCGTAAATATTAACGCAAGTATTTAACTCTAAGCTTGGCGCATCTAATCGTGTTAAACAGGCCTCAATAACCTCAATAAAACTTTGCTTACCTAAATAAAAATTGCCATCGTTTTGTACATAGCTTAAATTCTTTAATAACCCTAATCCATCAACTGCATTTACTGATATGGCATATGGAGCAAATGTAAATGACTCCTGGCATCCGTCCGGAATAATAAACCCTGTCCAAATTAAATCTGTATAATCGTAACAAACGGCATTTGCATTCGCATAAGCCTGTCCCTCAGCATTAAATCCAGTATCGCCATCTGCTAATGCCTGAGCCACTGCCTGAGATGTGCTTGATGTATAATTTTTGGTAAATACTATCTTTTCAGTATTGTTACAAGCAGGGTAAAATACCGCTGATCTAATCGCTAAATATTCTGTCGCTGACCATGTAGAATAAGCATTTACATAAACATCATCCTCAATTGTAAATGTAGATCCTATTGAAAGAGGATATGTTGTTGTTCTTTGAGTAGGTAATCCTGTAATTTCAATATTACCACCACCAATGCCGGATGTTGGGAGTGTTGGCCCATAAATTGTAACTAATATAGTATCGCCTCTTTTAACTGCTAAATTCCCATTACCATTAGTAAATCTTTGAACTACTCTTGCACCATTAACAAATATCTCCAAATCTAAATCAACAAAATCAATACCTGGAGGAGTCTCATCTAATGACCAATAAATGTTTATATCGCTTGGCTTTCTGTAAATCTCTACTAAAAACTCTCGCTCATTTTCAGTATATAAATCCTCTAATTCGAATTCCGGAGTAGCGATTAAATTTAACGTACATTCTGATCCAATAATAGGTTCTAATTTATTATTAGATGTATTCTGATAGTTTATCTGTATTGGATTTTGTTGAGCCTGTATCTCATTTGCAGAACCCTCATAATCCAATTGCAAAATATTGCATACAAATTGATCAGGACTGCCATCAACAATTCTTGTATCCCTATCAGCAAAAAACGTAAAATAGTATCTTTTAAAATAATTCATCCCCCGTATCTTTGTAGTTTAGCACCCGCTCTGTTTAATACACCAATTAAATTAGTACCTGAAATTTCAAACACTACTCTGCCACCTCCAAAATCCTGAGCCGAACCCGCAGCGCTTGTGCTTATTGTTGAACTTGCCTGTGGCAATGGCGCTTGTGCTTTTGGCTTTTTCTTAAATAATGATGCAATCCCCGCAACCGCCGCAACTCCAGCTAATATAGGTAATAATGCGCCACCTGTTGCCGCAGTACCTGTTGCTAATGCTCCAGCGCCACCCGCTCCAGCAGTTGTTGCAGCAGCACCGGCCGCAGCTTTACCACCTCCTATTTTTAACAACCCTCCAATAGCGTTAAATATACCGCCTTTACCTTTACTATCTGAGTAGTCAGTTCCTTTACTTGTTTTAAATAAATTTGTAACCTGTCTGGCCGCATCACTCGCAATAATAGATAGTAAAGTATTTAATAATGCTTTACCCAAACTATCAAAAGAGATTTTGCCATTCATTAATATATTATCAAAGAATGTTTTAAAATTATTCTCAATCTGAGGCAATAAAGTATCATTAACATATAACTGCCAATCTGTTAATCCCTGCTTTAATGGTTTATTAATGTTTTGAGTTATAACAGGCCCGGCCGATGCAAGTCCCTCAGATATACCTTTTGCAGCATTTACTCCTAATTCCTTACCTTTTGCCTCAACTTGAGATGGATCTATTGCTAATAATTGATTTTGCAATTGTTTTACTATTCCTGAGTCCTTAGTAAATCCAATACTTATTAACTCATTAATTGCCTTTTTTAAAGCACCAACACGCTCCTCATTACCCTTGCCAAATGTTATAGAAAAATCAGCCGCAATTTGTTTAAAATCAATATCTAACTGCTTTAAAATATCTGATTGAGTCTTTAAATTATCATTAGATTTTTTTACCTTTTCAGGATCAATAACAACCTCAGCGCCAAAAGTTTTAATTAACCCCTGAGTAACATTATCAAGTATTTTAATTTCATTAGCTGCATTTTTATAAGTATTGTTAAGTTCATTTATTTTATTTCTACTATCATCAACTGCGTTTGCAGTTCTACTAATTCCTTTTTCTAATGCCGCCTGACCTTGTATGTCTAATATAGCCTGTTTTTGAGCAGTCCTTTTTGCTAATTCAGATGATAATTTATCTAATTTTGCCTGCTCTTTTGTTAATTCTACTTTTGCATTTAATTGCTGATTTATTAATTTTTGCCTGTTTTCTTCAGCGGCTTGAGCATAACCCTTTGCTAAAATAGCATTGGTTAGCGAATTATAAGCAGATGCTGCTTTACCTGCTAAAATTTCTTCAGCTGATAAACCATTTAAATACTCAGGATATCTTTTAATTAAATCATTAGCAATTTTTAATCTCTCTTTTGTAGGGATATTTGCGTTTTGAGTTGCATTGTATAAACTTTGTAGCTGAGATAAATCCTTAGATGCGTTTGATCTACCCTCTGCCTGAACTTGGCCAAGAGTTTTAATACTATCCGCTAATTCTTTATTAGCATCTGCCGCTACTTTTGTTTCTTTATTTGCCCTTTGCTGATATTGCTGATAAAATAAAATTGCTGAGGATACAACTGATAAAGCAATACCTAATCCAGCCGGGCCTATTAATGATTGGCCTAATGCTTTAAATGCAGTACTTGTAGATCCTGTTTCTGACTTTAATCTTGAAAAACTTTCTAATAATGGATTTAAGTTGTTTTGAATACCAATAAATCCAAATGGAGCATCCTGAGCAACTCTGCCCAAGTTTGTCAATGCAAATGCAGCTGAGTTTGATCCCTTAACTAAAGGCCCTGATAAATTATCTCCTAAGCCTTTACCTTTACTGGCTAATTTGTCAGCCTCACTAATAAAATTCTGACCAAAAGTAAATTTGGTTTTATTTAAAATTGCAAATTTGCCTAAAGTAGTATCTGCAAAATTGCTTATTTTATTAGTAGCGTTTTTTAAATCTTTATCTAATTGCCCTAATGGCGCACCAATAGGTATTTCAATTCCTTGCATTTTCCAAATATTTAGCCATTGCCTTATTCATTTGCTCTTTTATTTTATCCATGTCTTTTATCTCCTCATCTTGGTATATAAATGACATAAACTTTTTATAAGTCGGCATTCCTTTATTTACATGAACTCTCATCCCATTCCACGTAGCCCATCCTATCCGTTCCCATTCCTTTTTCTCTTTATTAAAAAAGCCCTGACATTTCAATATATATTGATTCCATGTCAGGGCATAAAAGTCATTTGGCATCATACCAAGTTCACCAAAAGCAAAGGTTAAAACATCTTTATCCCAATTTAGCTTTTCATTTCGCTTTTTTTTTGCTCTGGCTGATCAGTTTCAGTATTTAAACCTAAAACTCTAAATATCTCCTTTGATACAACCATTACCAAATTGCCACTTGAACCACCGGCCTGATCAATCCATTCATGAATATCAAACTCAGTAAAATTAACTATCTCACCTTTTTTAATAATTGGATAAGTAGCTGCATGATACATAAACATTCTGATAAATGGCAATAATTGCTTACCTAATAGATCAGATAAATCAGATACAGATGCATCAAAATGAGTTAAGGTTTGTTCTAAGGCATAATTGCCAAAGAAAAATTGCCTATCCTCATCTCCTATTTTGTAGGTTAAATGTCCCTCCATAAATTAGTAACCTGGATAAGGATCAGTTTCAGTTATATCCCCATCACCTAATAAAGTACCTGAGAAAGTAATAAACTCACCCTCTGCGCCTGTAATATCTAATGCTGAGAAATATGCTGCTCCATACTGAGGTGCAAAATTAGGCTCCTCTGTTCCATTATCTCTTAGCAAAGCAATTTGATACTCTGTTAAGGTTTTTGCTCTTGCAATGTTTTTAATTGTATCCCAAGATGCTTTTGCAGTATCTCCACCGGCACCGCTTGTATCAGTAAAAACCCCCTCAAAAGGAATTTCATATGAATAAGTAGTAGGTTTTCTGCGAGTCACTCCTGGATCGCATTTAGTTACTGTTTCTGCAAAATCCCATGATTCTGAGATTCCGTTTGATGTTAAACACGCTACAGGTTTCCACGCTCCAGCGTTTCTGATATATAGCATGAATAAACTGCCTGAATAAAATTGCTCGTCTGCCATTTTAATTGATGTTTAGTTTATGATTAAAAATTAATATGTATTGAAATACGTTTTCTGTATCTGTTTCTAAAATTACCTCTGTACTTAGATTCTGCATCGTTTCAACATTATGAAAATCAACAAAATCAACTCCTATTACTTGTATTATTTCTGCAATCTCCTCACCAATTACCATTGCAAAACTTAAATCTCCAGTACCGTTTGGGTACCTTGTTACTATCTGCACTGTCATGGTACACTCATACCAATAATTGCACTTTGTTTTATTTTGCGCCTTTGTCTGACTTGACAAAATTACATATTTTTTTGGTACATTCTTTAAAGGTGCTGATTTACTGTAAACTGGTATCTCAATGTCTCCAACTATTAAATTAGCTAAGGCATCCTTGTAAGCGTTTAATACAGATAAATTAGGATCTTTCATTTCCTCAAATATAATTATTTTTTTGCATTATATTTTTTAGTCTCTATTTCTATTGATTTGCTTAATTTTTTAGCGTAACTGGCAACTCCAACTAAATAAGCCGGTATAAAATATGGCTGAGGTTTTATTCCTGTCCTTAAAATACTTACTGCAATTGGATAAGCTAATTTCTCATCAATGCCCTTTTTCTTACACCAATCCCTAATGTTATCCAAAAGATTATCAAAACTGCCCCCTCCTTTGCCTCTGTATTTAGCAGCTAATGACTCAAAACCAGCGGGTATTTTTACTTTTGTACCTGTTCCAAATTCTACATAAGCTGAATAAGGCGCATTTGAAAATATTAAAGATCTATTAAGCTGAATTGTAGCATCTGTTTTGGCTATTGACAATCTTAATTGACCAAAATTTACTGGCGCTCTTTGTTTTGCATCCGCAACTATACTATCCGCAGTTGAGTTAGTAATTGCAACTGCCATCCTTTTAGCATCATTGCCAAATGAATTAATTTGATTTAATAATTTGCCAATATTAATCTTTGGAGTTTTCATCTGTAACTCTACCTAAAATTTCTACAAATCTTCTGCGATCATCCAAATCTCTAACAGAATGAATTGTATAATAATTACCCTGATACTCAATCCTCATATCTTTAGTTGGAGTAAAATCCCTCCTATATCGAGTTGTAAACCTATATGATTGATTTATAACCTGCTCACCAGCCTCTAACTGCCTTGATCCATCAAAAGGCTTTACATTAGCCCAACTAACCAACTCAGGAACAAATGTAATCTCATAGTCCTGAAATTCATTTTCTACGCTCAGAAATTCTCCAAACGTAATTCTTCGATCTAATTTGCCTGGATTCATTTAAAATAAAGTTATGCGCCTGTATGGAGCCAGTAAAAAAGTAACCACCTTTGGCATCTCCTCTTTAGGATTATCCCTATTCTCATAAAGGAATGTAATCATCTCCTTAATTGCAGTTTCAATATCATCCGGAACGTCTGAGCCACCATCATAATTCCAATCGTAACCAGCTACATAAGTGATCGCATTATATCCAGGCCTTTGAGTAATTACATCCGTATAAAATGGAGTATCTATTATTTCAAAATCAATCTGTTCTAAATCCTTATCAACAACATCCTCAACCGCTATAATAGGATAATTGTACAATCTTAAATTGCCATTTTTATCACTTATCTCAGTGATTGACCTTTGCCATAATACCTGTAATGTATATTGCTCAACTTGATTTACCGCAGATTTTATCAATGCAGTTATCAATCCATCCTCGTAATCGTAATCCAAATCCACCCTCAGCCACAGTTTTGCTTGTGCCAGGCTTACTACGTTTAATTGATCCATACTCTTTTTTTGCTTTAAAAGGCTTTTTTTGTTCCATTTATTTAATCGCTAATTTACTAATTTTTAACAACCATTTTTCAAACTTGGCTAAGTCCTTAATCGGATCTAATTGCTTTGCCCTCTCAATTGGTTTTTTATCCTTAAATAACTGCTCACTATTTTTAATTGCCTCAACCCATGCATCTATATCATTCCGTTTAACGTAAATGGCGCTATCTGCCAGACTTTCTCTAAATCCTGGTATATCAGATGCAATTACAGGAATATTGCAACACAGGGCCTCTACTTGAGCCATACCATAACTATCATACTCAGATGGCGCAATTAATAATTTAGTCATTGCCAAATATTTTCTTATATCATCTGTTATGCCAACGTATTTTATATTTTTTAGTTTTATATCTTTAATCTGCGGATAATAACCTCCCTGAACTGCTAAAAATTTATGTTTAGGCATTCTCTTAGCTATCTCAATTAATATCTGCCCTCCCTTGTTTTCATTATGATTTATTAAAGTGATGTATTCAGCTTTTCTTGTATCTACATCTTTAAAATCTCTATAATCAACTGGCGGATGCAAAACAAATGTTTCTTGATTATAGTGTAATTCTTTTTTAGCTTGTTCCGTATTATAAACTGTATAAACGTTTTTACGAATATCAACCTGAGGATAACCCGCATTGTTATGAGCAAAGTTTATAACCTTTTTAGCCTTTAGCCTTTGCTTATTCATTGCATAATAAGTCCCAGACAATTGGCAGAATACTAAATCTGCCCAGTCCCATAAGTTATTATGGCAAACCTTAT